CTGGGGGGGCGGCATGGAGCGGTGGGTCGTGGACTATCAAGTAGTCTCGGGTGATCCTGCAGACGACCGCACCTGGGCGGCGCTAGATGAATTGCTCAAGGTTAAATATCGCCATCCGTGTGGTGTCGGTCTGGGCATTCTCGCGGTGGCCGTCGACTCCGGTGGTCACCACACCGATGAGGTGTACCAGTTCTGCCGCGTTCGTCGCTGGCGCAATGTGTTCGCGATTAAGGGCGCGAGCAAGCCTGGAAAACCGGTCATTGCTCAGCGTCCGTCGATGGTCGACGTGACCTGGAAGGGCCAGACAGAACGCAATGGTGCCGAGCTGTGGTTCGTCGGTACCGATACGGCGAAGGACTGGATCTACAACCGCTACCCGTTCGAATCCGGGCCAGGCGCGTTGCACTTCGCCAATGACCTGCCGGACGACTTCTTCGACCAGTGTGTAGCAGAGCGCAAGGTCGCCCGCTACGTGCGCGGTCACAAGCGCATCGTATGGGTCAAGGGCAAGGCCGAGCGCAACGAAGCGCTCGACCTGATGGTGTATTGCCTGGCCATGGCGCATTACCTGGGCCTCAACCGATACAAGGAGCACGACTGGGAGCGCGTGCGTCAGTCCCTGGCGCAGTCCGGACTGTTTGACGAAGCCCTGGGCATCAAGCCCGTTCAAGTCGAACGGGTCGATAGTCCTGGTCCAGCAACACCTGCTCGGCAACCGGCTTCACCACCCGCTGTTCCGGTCGTGCAAACGCGCCCCGCAGCAACACCACCTCAACGCCGCAGCTCCACCAGCGGTTACCTGAAGAGACGCTGATATGTCATTTACCCAGAAGCACCTCGACGCGGTTGAGGCGGCCATCGCTCGCGGTGAAAAAACTGTGCGCTACACCGACCGGACAGTGGAGTACCGCACGGTCGATGAGCTGCTCAAGGCTCGCGAAGAGATTCGTTCGTCGCTGGTCAATTCGGCCGGTCCGCGTTCGCGTGTAGTGCGGCTGTACCACGGAGGCAAGGGAGTCTAATGGCTCGACACTTTCCGACGCTGACCCGTAACGGCTTCGTGTTGCCGTCGAACATCAAGGCCAGTTACGAAGGCGCCGGAGAGGGCCGTCGTTCGACTGGCTGGGATGCGCCCGACAACGGGATCAACAGCATCAACACCCCGGCACTGCGCAACCTGCGTTCGCGTTCGCGGGCAGCGGTTCGCAACGACCCGTATGCCTACAACGTGATCGACAAGCGCGTCAGCAACTTGATCGGCACGGGCATCACCCCGCGTCCGAAAACCGACGATGATGAGCTGCGTAAATTCTTGCAGGAGCTGTGGGACGACTGGGTGGATGAGTCGGACGCTGATGAGCGCACTGACTTTTATGGTCAGCAGGCGTTGATCGCCCGCACCGTCGAAACCGCCGGCGAATGTTTTGTTCGCCTACGACCGCGCAGCCTGGACGAAGGTCTGGCGGTGCCGTTGCAGATTCAGGCACTGGCGCCGGAATTTGTCCCGCACGACAAATTCGAGACCACCAAAAACGGCAACATCATCCGCGCCGGCATCGAGTTCACCCCCAGTGGCAAGCGGGTGGCGTACTGGATGTACCTGTCGCATCCGCGCGATGTGTCGTCGCTGAACGCCGGTTACAACCAATTGGTGCGGGTGCCGGCCGCGCAGGTGCTGCACATCTTTGAGCCGGTCGAGCCGGGTCAACTGCGCGGCGTGCCGCGCTTGTCGCCGGTACTCAAGCGCCTGCGCAGTCTCGACAACTACGACGACGCGGTGTTGTTCCGGCAGGAGGTGGCCAACCTGTTTGCCGGCTTCATCAGTCGTCCGGCACCGGACTCAGGGCAGACGCCCCGGGATCCAGTCACCGGCCAGCTTTTGGATCTCGACCGCGACGGCTTCACCCCAATGGTCGCACTCGAACCCGGCACCATGCAGGAGCTTGGGCCAGGTGAAGAAGTGGAGTTCTCCAAGCCGCCGGACGCCGGCAACAACTACCCGGACTTTATGCGACAGCAGCTGATGGCTGCGGCGGCAGGAACGGGTACGCCGTACGAGATCCTCACCGGCGACATGCGCGAGGTCAACGACCGGGCGCTACGCGTGCTACTCAACGAGTTCCGCCGCCGTCTGGAGCAACTGCAATTCAGCGTCTACGTGCACCAGCTATGCCGGCCGGTGCGGGCCGCGTGGATGGACATGGCCGTGTTGTCGGGTGTTCTGGTGCTGGACGACTACGCCCAGCGGCGCCGTGAATACCTGCGCACCCGTTGGGTGCCACAAGGGTGGGCCTACATCCAGCCGGTGCAGGACGTACAAGCCCGGCGGATGGAAGTGCAAGCCGGCTTTGCCTCGCGCAGCGAGATGGTCCTGCGCACCGGTTACGACGCGGAAACGGTCGATGCCGAGAACGCCGCCGATCTGGCTCGGGCCACGGCCCTTGGTCTCAATTACAACACTCTCGACGCCGTCGTCACCAACGATGACAAGGAGCAACCATGAGCAAAAAAGCGCGGCCGCGCGTTTACAATCGGGCGGGTAAGCAGGTGCCGGTGCAGGACAAAACCTGGTACGCGGTGCAGGCCAGCGGCAAAGCCACCGAACGAGTGATCGAAGTCTTCGTCTACGGCGAAATCGGCGGCTGGGGCATCACTGCCAATCAGTTCGTGCAGGATCTGCGCGCGATGGACGACGGCGTCTCGCCAGTGATCGCGGCGTTCAACAGCATCGGCGGCGACCTGTTCGATGGTCTCGCCATGCACAACGCGCTGTCACGCTTGGGTGAGCGCTGCACCGGCCGGGTGGATGCATTGGCCGCCAGTGCCGCCAGCGTGGCAGTGTGTGGCGCGCATAAGGTGGTGATCGCCTCCAACGCCATGCTGATGATCCATAACCCATGGACCTATGCGGCCGGTGATGCCGAAGACTTCCGCAAGGTGGCTGACGTGCTCGATCAGACGATGGAGGCGATCATCGCAGCCTACAAGGCCAAGGCGCCGGACATTGATGAGATCGAGCTGCGGCGGCTGGTCGCCGCTGAAACCTGGCTGACGGCCAATGAAGCGGTGGCACTGGGCTTGGCCGATGAAGTCGGCGACGGCATCAAGGTCAAGGCCTGCCTCGGTCAGGGTGGCGTGCTGCAGCGTTATCAGCACGCGCCGGCTGAGTTGCTGGCCCAGCTCGACGAGCCACCCGAGCCGGATTCGGAGTTAGATCCTGACGACCCACCACTGCTACCGCCAGTGGTCGACTCGACCAAGCTGGCCCTGATGATCACTCAGCGTTGCGCAGAGGCAGGGATCAGTAACCTGGTCGCGCCGCTACTCAGCTCGACCCAGCTCGAAAGTGAAGCGGTGGTCGAAGCCGGCCTGACGCGCGCCAAGGTGGTGAATGACCTGTGTGTGGCGGCCCGTTTGCCGGAGTTCAGTGCCGAGTTCGTCGCCGCGGGTCTGGATGCTCCGGCAGTGCGGGCGCGTCTGTTCGACAAGATCGTTACCAGTGGCAAGGGCTTTGAAATCGACAACAGCCTGCCGCTGGACGATGACCCGACAACCAAGGTCCAGGCCAAAAAAATTGATCAGCCTTCGATCTGGTCCGCCCGCCAAGCCGCGCAGACCGGTAAACCTCAATCTGCTACAGGAGCAAGACGATGACGATTCAACGAGAGCCGATGCACGCAGGCGAGTTCCTCCTGTCCGAAGCGGCCGGCACCATTTCCCGCGAAGCCATCAACGTTGCGGCCGGGCCAGCGCTGGAGCCGGGGCAAATCCTCGGTCTGGTCAGCACGAGCGGTGAATTTGCCGCCTATAACCCGACCGCCGAAGACGGCAGCGAAAACGCGATCGCCATTCTCTACGGTCCATTGGGCCAATCGGATGTGGTCCGTCGCGGTCGCGCAGTGGTACGACTGGCCGAGGTCAGCGAAGTACACCTGACCGGCCTCGATGCAGCAGCGGAAAAAGCCCTGGCGACTCATTTTCTGATCGTCCGTTAAGCCGATCACCTCGATTATTCAACCCGCCCTGTGCGGGTTTTTTGCTTTCTGGAGAGAGCTACATGGCTGACATTGAAATCTTTAACGATGACGCGTTTTCGGTCTCCTCGCTGACCGCCGCCATCAATGAGCAGGAATACCTGCCGGGGCGCATCAGCAGCCTCGGTCTGTTTCAGGAAGAGGGCATCACCACCCTGACGGTGCAAATCGAAAAGGATGGCGACACCCTGGCACTGGTGCCAGCGGGCGAACGCGGCACGTCCGGCCTGGTGGTCAGCGGCACCAAGCGCAATATGATCCCGTTCAACACTGTGCACTTGCCGCAGCGCTTTGCGATCAAGGCCGACGAGATTCAGGGCATTCGTGCCTTCGGTTCACGTTCCGAGCTGCAGGCGGTGCAGGACGTGGTCAACAAACGCTTGGCCAAAGCCCGTCGTCAACTCGACGCCACGCACGAGTTTCAGCGCATGGGCGCGCTCAATGGCCAAATCCTTGATGCCGACGGCTCGACGGTGCTGCTGGACATCTACAAAACTTTCGGCGTGACGCGCAAGAAAATGTCCATGGGACTGAACAGCCCCGATACCGAACTGCGGGTCAAATGCGGCGAAGCGCTGGACCTGCAGGAGGACGCGCTCGGCAATATCACCAGCAGCGGCTCGCGGGCACTCTGCGGCAAAAACTTCTGGAACAAGCTGGTCGTTCACAAATCGGTCAAGGAAACATTCCTCAACAGCCAGCAAGCGGCGGCTCTGCGTGGCGATGCCCGTGAAAGTTTCGAGTTCGGTGGCATTGTGTGGGAACGCTATCGCGGCAAAATCGCGGGGGTGACCTTCATCCATGACGACAAGGCGCTGTTGATTCCCGAAGGCGTCCCCGACCTGTACATCTCGGTGTTTGCCCCGGCCGACTACATGGAAACGGTCAACACCGAAGGTGTGCCGTACTACAGCAAGATTGAGCCGCTGCCGTTCAACAAAGGCATGGCCGGTGAAGCCCAGTCGAACCCGTTGCACCTGTGCACCCGGCCACTCGCGCAGATCCTGCTGGAGCTCTGACCATGGGTTTTCGCGATCTGATTACCGAGGTCGACGCGGTGGTGTTCGAAACGCTGGGCGATACCGCACGGATCGAGGGTCGCGAAGAACCAGTGTTCGGCATGTTTGCCGCGCCCTGGCTGCAACCGAAGCTCGGCAAGCTCAATACCGGCTTGCGTGAGCCTCGGTTCGAGATCCGCGTCAGTGATTCGCAGGGCCTTGTACGCGGGCTGTTGGTCAGCATCGATTTGCCTGCCTTGGATGGCGGCGGTGATTACGACCTACTGCAGTTGGAGCCGAGCGGCGACGGCCTGGTCGCCTTGATCCTGAGGTTGCGCCCATGAGCGTCGGTAGCCATTTCAAACCCTCGGCCGGCGGCGGGATGATCTCCATCCAGTCCTCGGCCGCAGACCTCCAGGCGTTTCAGGACTTAGCCCAATGGGTGCCCAAGGCGGCGGCCGTCGCTCAGCGTCGATCGATCAACAAGACACTGGGGTGGTTGCGCACGCACATCGCGCGAGCTGTCAGTCGGCAGGAACGTATAGCCGTCGCGGCGGTGCGTCAACGGTTGCGCAGTTACCCGGTCTCCGGCGGGGCGACGAGCGGCAAGCTCTGGTTTGGTTTGAATGCCATCGAGTCCAGCCGGATCGGCCGAGCACGGCAGACCGGCAGCGGCGTGTCGGTGGCGGGGCGGCGCTATCAGGGCGCGTTCCTGAAGAAGGTCTACGGCAACAAGGCTGACATCTGGATTCGCACTGCGAGCAAGCATTTCAATGCGGACGACTTTCCCGACAGCACGGTGTCACCGGGGCGCGGGCCGAGTTCGGGGTGGGTCGCGGAAAATGGCAGCCGTTTTCCACTGGCTAAGGCCAAAGTGTCTCTGGAGCAAGCGCGGCCGCACTTCGACAGTTGGGTGCGAAAGGCCGATGAACGCCTGCTGGAGATCCTGAAACAGGAAATCAACTTCGAGCTGCAGAAGTACCTCAAGAGGAATGCTTAATGTCTGACGAACCTTTTAGCCTGGAACAGCTTTACCAGGCGGTCGAGCAACACTTGTCGACCCATCTGCCGGGGGTTCAGACCGTGAGTGCCTGGCCGAACATACAAGACCGCATCGCGTTACCTGCAGTGTTTCTGGAGCTGGCGGAAATCGAACCAGGGGCCGACATCGGTACGGGCGAAACAACGTTGGTCTGTAAGTTCGAGGCACGCATCATCGTTGACCCGATCCAGGCCCTTCATCAGCAGCAGGCGGTGCAGTTGGCTACCCAGCTCGCCGTGATACTGCGGGCACAAACCTGGGGGCTGGAGGTCGAGCCGGCGGAATTCGTTCAGGCCCT